TGTTTTTATTTTGCACACAATGAAGATACTGATGATGAGGGCGACACTAAAGAAACTAAATCTCATTTTGATTTTGGTTTGTTTGGTAATCTAAATGGTAGTGAGTATGATAATGAGGAGGGCAAGAAATTTGCAGTTGCATATTTTAGAGAAGATTTAAAAGCTATGGATTGCAACCCAGATATCTACGCACAACAAAAAGAAAACAAAGATAATCCTCATAAGACTAAACATGTTGATGAGTGTATGAAAGCACTCGGCAAAGTTGGTAATAGTTATTCTAGTCGTGATGACAGTACAGGAATGACTAAAACATTTGATGACCCATACTATCTTGATGTCATTGGAACTTCTTATTGTAGATCAAGAGCAATAGCATGTACCAAAGATGAGTACACTCAATTTGAGAATTGGCGAATTGCAAAAGCTAATGTTGTATCTAAACACCAAACATGGATTGATACAATTCAAAAACAATGCGACCAATTAAAGATTGGATTGAAAGCATACAGATATCTTAGCGAGGGTATTGAACTTGCAACTGAACTTGGAATACAAGTTGATGAGGCAGAGTTAATTAGAACCAACTCAACAGGATTGACTATCTACAACCCAAGCAACTTGGCTAGTATGATTAAAGGCATGAAGAACAAACAATCAGCTAACACAAGAGAGGCAAAAATATTGGCAAGAAAACAATATGAAGAAAGTTTAAATTAAAGATTGACTATATGGGAGTATAATATATACTCCCATATATAACTAGAAAGGAATAAAACATGATAAAAGACAAAACATTTAGAATAACATTTAAAAAAGCAAATGGAGAAGTTGTTACAAGGTTTGGTAAGTTTGATGACAAATGCAGATATTGGACAAGCAAAATTGGAACTGCATTAATCACTTACTTTGATTTAGATAAACAAGGATATAGAACTGCAAGTGGCAGTTGGAAAGTGAGGTACTAATGCCAAATAAACATTTTTGCCAAGGACCAACATGCCATACCAGAACTACTAATGACAGGTTTTTAAAATCTAGAGGTGTGATTAGAGGTAAGTATGCATACTCAACAATGGACAGAACACCTAATCAATGGGGTTGGACCCCAAGTGGTTCTGATACATATTTTTGTAGTCAAGGTTGTAAACATGAATGGCTTGATCATAACATGGAAAACATTGAACATGGTCGACCGATTGAGTTTATAAGACACAGACGCGAGAGCCAAGGTTATCACAAGGTAACAGATGACACAGGTTATCGTTCATATACTACTATTGAAAGGGTTGACAACGGACAGATTGTAGAATAGGATAATCCTATAACAGAAAGGTATATATGACACAAACAAACACAGACAACAAAACAGAAGAACGTAAGAACAGAATGAATGGCGAGTCTATTATGTTAACCAAGGAAGAGTCTATCATTCATGATAGAATATTCATCAATGAGTTAGCAGCTACACTAGAGGACAAAGCAGCAGGCGTTGACGGTACGTCAAAGCTTTGGGACAAAGTACGTAAAGATATAAACTACTTCAGACAACACAATGCTGAGGCATACATGGTTCTACTAGACTAGAGCCAACCTTTCTTGCCCTGGTAACTCATAGAGGTACCAGGGCTCTCCCTACTTTTAAACTTAATTAAATAATTGTTTTTATATAAAAATAAAAGGGGTCCCAGACTATACCCTTTATGCCGTGTTTCTTACATTTAAAGCTTTATAATACTTTTTTACTTTTTAAAAAAATAGTGTAAAAATTTTCTAGAAAAAATTTTTCAAATGATAGATAAAGATAAACTAAAGAACTTCGAGAAATTACCTGCTGACGTTAGAAGACAATTTTCATTATTGGCTGCACAGTACGGAGAAAAGAAAAAGACAGCTGGAATACAGAATAACTTTATGGATTTTGTAAAACATGTTTGGCCTGACTTTATTGAAGGTAATCACCATAAAACAATCGCTGATAAGTTTGATAGACTTGCTCAAGGTAAAATTAAAAGATTAATTATTAATATGCCACCTAGGCATACTAAGTCTGAATTTGGTTCTTACCTTTTACCTGCCTGGATGGTTGGTAGAAATCCTAAACTAAAAATTATTCAATCAACTAACACAACTGAATTATCTGTAAGGTTTGGTCGTAAGGCTAAATCTTTGATGGACTCACCGGAATACAAACAAGTATTTAAAACTAGACTTAACCCTGACTCTCAGGCTGCTGGTAAATGGGAAACCGAACAAGGTGGAGAATATTATGCTGCCGGTGTAGGTTCAGCAATCACTGGACGGGGAGCTGATCTACTAATTATTGATGACCCACATACTGAGCAAGATGCTATGAACAACCAAGCTTTAGATAGAACTTACGAGTGGTATACTTCTGGCCCACGTCAACGTCTTCAACCTGGTGGATCGATTGTTGTCATTATGACAAGATGGAATGAAAAAGATTTAACAGGAAGATTATTAAAAGCTCAAAAAGGAGTTAAAGCTGATCAGTGGGAGATTGTACAATTCCCTGCAATCATGCCATCAGGTAAACCTGTATGGCCAGAGTATTGGAAGTTAGAAGATTTAGAATCAGTAAAGGCTTCTATCCCTCTGACTAAATGGAATGCACAGTATATGCAGAATCCTACTTCAGAAGAAGGTGCATTAATAAAACGTGAATGGTGGAGAGATTGGGAAAAGGAAGACATGCCTCCACTGCAACACATTATACAATCTTACGATACAGCTTTTATGAAAAAAGAAACTGCCGATTATTCTGCTATTACCACTTGGGGTGTGTTTACAGAAAACGAAGATGCACCACCTAGTTTAATATTACTTGATTCATTAAAGGGTCGTTATGAATTTCCTGAACTCCGGCGTATTGCATTAGAACAATACGGCTACTGGAATCCGGAAACAGTTATAATCGAGAGTAAGGCATCAGGGCTCCCTTTAACTTATGAGTTGCGGAAAATGGGGATACCTGTTATAAATTTCTCACCATCTCGTGGTAACGATAAACACACGAGGGTAAACGCAGTATCTCCGCTCTTTGAGTCGGGACTGATATGGGCGCCCAAAGAAATGGACTTTGCGCAAGAAGTCATTGAGGAATGTGCAGCTTTTCCTTATGGAGACCATGATGATCTAGTGGACTCTATGACCCAAGCTGTTATGAGATTTAGACAGGGTGGTTTAATTAAACACCCTGAAGATTATGAGGAGGATTCAATACCTCCGCAACAGAGGACGTATTATTAATGGCTATAGATAAAATACCAAAAGTTGGTAAAATTTACAAAACGGTAACGGCAGCTTATAACGCCCTTAAAAAAGGTTTTACATCACAAACTAAAAGAGAACCTAATCCAATCGAAGAAGAGATGATTATGGAAGAGGCTAAGAAAAAAATTACATCACAAGGTGAAAACATTTCAACACTTGATACTGGAATTATGAGTCAGGCTCCAAGCAACAAAGGTGTAACTTTTATTGATGACCCTAAAGCTAGAGCAAAAAATGAAATTGATAAACAAAGAGTAAAAAAAGAAGCCACAGAAAAATATGGTATTAAATCTGAAAGAGTCGATGAAATTATGAATACCCCATTTGAGGAACTAGAAGATTTTACAATAAGAGATGAAGACGTTGTACAAAATCTTGTAGATCAAAAATTTGGTAAAGGTTATTTTGATAACGTAGATGATCTTCCAACAAAACCAGATTTAGATAGACCATTTGTAACTAAAGATGAAATGTCTGCATTTACACTAGAAGACAATGCAAGGAAATTAAATAAAGCTAAAGGTATCATTGATGAACTAGGTGCTAAAACCACTAGACAAAAATTATTTGTTGCAGATTTAGTTGAAGACGTAGGAGAAGGTATTTATGAAAATGTTGATATGGGTGCGGTCGTTAGATCTAATATGTATGATGATTTAATTGAACAAGGTATTGATGAAGATGTGTTAACAAAAGTAATGTACTCAGGAACAAAGTCAGATGATTTTGGAACTACTATGGCAAAGATTAAATCAAACGCTCAGGACGAAGGTGTTGATATAAATGAAACTTTAGATTTTTATGACAGAACTTTTAGTCAAGTAAGCAAGCCTAAAAAAGCTGACGGTGGTAGAATAGGTTATTCTGAAGGAAACGATGATCCTAAAAAATTAATAAAAAAAATACCAAAGGTTGGTAAAACAATATCTGGACTAGAATCTTTAAAAGGTGCTATTGGTAAAATTATGAATAGATTTGGTGAAGATGCAATCACAACTGCAGATAGAGCACCACAACCAGAAAAAACCACACAACAAGCAATTTCAGAATTTGAAGCTAGAAACAGACCAGACACTATCAAAATAGAATCAAGAGAAATTTTAGATGTACCACCAGTACCATCGGGATTTAAAATTAGTAAAGAAAAATTAATGGCTAAGTTTCCAGAAATAGATGAAGAGTTTGTAGATCAAATGATGGACATGGACAAAGATACAGCAGGTAGAATTATTAAAATGTTAGAAAACAGAAGACTTGATCCAGAAGCTTATGATAGATTACTTGAACAATATGGTGACACTTTAGAATTCCAAGGTAAGTTTGACGAAGTAATAAGAAGAAGTAAAAACGCTTCAGGTGGGTTGCCTCACATACTAGGAGTTTAAATTGAAACTTCACGATTACAATCAAATGATGGGTTACATGAAGCGTAGAGCTTTCGCTAATGGTTCACCTGAACCTACAACAACTTTCAATGACAAGATAGAAACTCTTAAAGAAGCCTCCCCTGGTTTAATGCCTAGAAGTCGTGTTGCTATTTTAAAAGGTTATATGGATGAAGCATTAAAAGATGGAGAGATCACACAAGAACAACATACACAAATGTTAATGCCTTACTTTGGTGAGGTAGGTGAAAAGGTTACAGAACAGATTGCAGTGTCCGATAGAGAAAACTTTGCAATAGGTGGTGGTAATTTTTATGGTACTGATCTTGGTACACGTGAAGGATTTGCAGGAGTCAAACAATTTACATCTGGAAAAAACAAAGATAAATATTATGTTAGGTATAGAGATAAAGAATTTGGTAAAAGAAAATCAGGTACAGGATTTAATGAAGGAAATAAAATATTTGATACAAAAGAAGAAGCAGATGTTTTTTATAATGAAAGACAAGCTAATTTAGGTAAACTAAAATCTTCTGGACAAAAAACAAAAATTTTAAATCAAACAGAACAAATAAATAATTTTGTAAATAATTTTTTTGATAATAACATAAATGAATATAGTGTTAGAGACTATGATAAATTTGAAAAAGATTTAATAAAAGAATTTAAGAAAGTTAAAACCTCATCTCTTGGAGAAAAAGGAAGAAATATTTTAAGACATGGTTTACCAAATATTGGAGCAAAAGATTCTAACATACCTTTTGAAAAATATAATTCAGGAGTTTATTTGAGTCAGGGAAATAATCCAGAACAAGCTTATAAAAATTTTTTTAAAAAATTATTTTATTCAGGTAAAATGGAAACAGATTCAATTCTTAGAAAAAGAGTAGGAGAATATCTAGATTATTATAATGTAGATAAAAAATTTTATGGAGATGGTTCGCCAATAAATAGAGAAGGGTTAAAAGTACAATACGCAGACACCCTAGATAATTTAAGAGATGTTATGTTTATTTTGGGTGATGATAAAGTAGGAACCGGTAAATTTAGGTCTAACATTATTAAAAATTATTTTCCAGATTCTATGGATAAATACATTAATAAAAGAAATAGGTCTTCAATTATTTATGATCAAAAATTAAAACAAATAGAAAATAAATTAACTCCCGAACAATTAAAAAAAGTTTTAGGTGGTGAAACTTCTATAAAAAATTTTATGACTAAACAGTCAGATCTTTTAAAAGAAATATTTGACGTATCTACTTTAGATTCAGGATTGAAATTTAATTTAGACCATACGGAAGGTATAGCGGAAATAGCTAAAATGGATAACCCTCAAGATATTATGCGAGGATTAAATAATTTAGTGGGAATGACATCTTCAAGAAATTATGAATTAGGTTGGAGAGGTTATTCAACAAAAAGAAAAGCTCTGTTAAATAATATTGATCAAGGAATAGATGTAGATAAAAATCTACAAGAATTAAATGACTTAACTAAATCAGTTTATCCAGAAGTAAAAGGTAAAGATGCATATAAAATTGTTAACAATAAAATAACTCCAACAAAAGATTTTAATTTTACTTATGAACCTGAAAAAGCTTTTAGACAATACTTTACAGAATTAACTACATCACCACAATCATTAAAAGTTTTACAATCTCAATATGAAAAAAATCCTAACTTTAAAGAATTTATTCAAAAAGACCCTAATTTAACTTCTGCAATTGATAATACTTATAATAAAATGATTGATGTTTTAAAAAATCCAAAATTTAAAAATGTTCTTCAGAACTCAGGTTTAACTTTAAGAGGTTTAGGACAAATGAGAAAAGGAAACATTCCTGGTTTTTTAAATACAATGGAAAAACTAGTTCAAAAAAATCCTGACTTTAGAGTTGAATTAGGTGATCCCTATAAAGATATTGAAAATCAACTTGCATCAGCATCTATGATGTCTGATGTAAGCCCTGTTAAAAAAGAAACAGAGGAACCAGGTTTACCAGCAGAAGCTATCGGAGCAGGAACTTTATTTGGTATGAAGTATGCTCCACAAATTGCAAGAGGTGTAGGCAATACTGTAAGAGCAGTGGGGTCACCTTTAGCTGGTTTAACATTAGCAGGAACTGAATTATTAAGTGATGATCCTAATCTAGGTCAAGCTGGTGCAGAATTACTTTTACCTGAACAAGTAAGAAGAATTGCGGGTAAACTACCAAAAGGAATTATGAGTAATTTTTTTGGTTTACAAGGCTTATCAAAATTTGGAAAACTTGGAGCTTTAGCTGCAAGAGCACCTAGTGTCATGACTCCTGTTGGTTTAACTATGCTTGGAGCTGAAGGAATTAAAAAACTTTACGATGAAGAGCAAAAGAAAAATCGTATGATTGAAGCTATGGACCCTGAAGAAAGACTACAGTTTCTACAAGAAGAAAAAGATACAGAAGAATTAATTTCCAGATCATCTGCAGCATATGGTGGACGTATGGGTTTTGCAGACGGACCCGAAGATCCTAAGAAAAGAAAATTTATGAAAATTATGGGTGGACTTGCATCTATACCTTTACTTGGAAGATTTATTGATATTGGAACTCAAGCACCAAAAGTAGCTGAAGTAGTTAGAAGAGGTGCTGATGGTGTCCCTGAATTTTTAATGGATCTTATTGCTAAAGTTAAATTAAAAGCTAAAACAAAAGGAATGGAATATTTTACTGGTAACAAACCAGAAGAATTTAAAGACGTTTATCAAGTAGATAATTATGTTGTTACAGAAAAAGGTAATAAAACAATCATTAGAGAAATAGATCAAGATGGAGATATGCTTTACAAAGAAAATCAAATGGAATTAGATTATGACCCTGAGACCGGAGGCTATACTTATAACGAAGCAAGCGCTAGACCTGATGCAGAAGGCAAACTTAAAGACGTAGAAGAATACATTGAAGAAGATGATTTAGAAAACATGAGAAAATATACATACGATGAGTAACAAATACCCTAAGACCTGGCTCCTGCCGCCTGAATCTGGACCCACGCCACAGGGGTTGAATATTAATTATAATACTGTTAAAACAGTGAAACTGGAGAAAATAAATGGCAGACAAAATAGACAAGTCTCTGACTCAAAGTCCAAGAGGCTCAATAGAACTTCCTAGTGAGGAAGCAGTAGCAGAGACAGTAGTTGAAACTCAAGAGGATTTGGAACAAGCTCCAGGGCCTGTTGAAGTTAATGAACAAGAAGATGGATCAGTTGAAATAGATTTTGATCCTAAAGCCGTTTCACCAGAAGGTGGCGACGAGCATTACGTAAACTTAGCAGAATTTTTACCAGAAAATGTTTTAGATGAAATAGGTTCAGACCTTTCAGCTAAATATCAAGATTATCAAATGGGTAGAAAAGAATGGGAACGTTCTTACACTCAAGGTTTAGATTTATTAGGTTTTAAATATGATATGAGAACAGAACCTTTTCAAGGAGCAAGTGGTGCAACTCACCCAGTTCTTGCAGAAGCTGTTACTCAATTTCAAGCACTAGCTTATAAAGAATTACTTCCAGCAGATGGACCAGTTAGAACTCAAGTGATTGGTGCACCTAATGAAGAAAAAACAAAACAAGCAGAACGTGTTAAAGATTTTATGAACTATGAGCTCATGGAAAAAATGAAAGACTATGAGCCCGACTTTGATCAAATGCTATTCTATCTTCCATTAGCAGGGTCAGCTTTTAAGAAAACTTATTACGATGAGTTATCAAAAAAAGCAGTATCAAAGTTCGTACCGGCAGATGATTTGATTGTACCCTACACGGCTACCTCATTAGACGATGCAGAGGCAATCATCCATCGGGTAAAGGTTTCTAAGAACGAATTAAAAAAACAACAAGTAGCAGGTTTTTATGTAGACATTGATCTTGGTTCTCCAAGACAAGTTGAAGATGACGTTGAAAAAAAAGAAAGAGAATTAGAAGGTCAAAAAAAAACTCAAGATGATGATGTCTATACTCTTTTAGAATGCCATGTTAATTTAGATATTGAAGGTTTTGAAGATGTTGATGAAGAAGGTGAACCTTCAGGAATTAAAATTCCATACATAGTAACAGTTGATGAAGCAACAAGAAATGTTTTATCTATTAGACGTAACTATGAAATTGGTGATCCAACTAAAACTAAAATTCCATACTTTACTCATTTCAAATTTCTTCCAGGACTGGGCTTTTATGGCTTCGGTCTAATCCACATGATTGGCGGTTTAAGCAGAACTGCAACTGCCGCACTCCGTCAATTATTGGATGCAGGAACTTTATCTAACTTACCCGCTGGATTTAAAATGCGTGGTATTAGAATTAGAGATGATGCACAGTCAATTCAACCAGGTGAATTTAGAGATGTAGATGCACCAGGTGGAAACTTAAAAGATTCATTTATGATGTTACCATTCAAAGAACCATCAGCTACATTATTAAACTTGATGGGTATTGTTGTTAACGCTGGTCAAAGGTTTGCATCAATTGCTGATCTACAAGTTGGTGATGGTAATCAACAAGCAGCAGTTGGAACTACAGTTGCATTATTAGAACGTGGCAGCAGAACTATGTCTGCTATTCACAAAAGAATTTACTCTTCTTTGAAAAACGAATTCAAATTATTAGCAAGAGTATTCAAGTTATATCTACCACCGGAATATCCGTATGACGTAGTTGGGGGTCAAAGATTTATTAAACAAATGGACTTTGATGATAGAGTAGATATATTGCCAGTTGCCGATCCCAACATCTTTTCTCAAACTCAGCGTATTTCCCTCGCACAAACAGAGTTGCAGCTGGCACAATCAAATCCGCAGATGCACAATATGTATCAAGCGTATCGACATATGTACGAAGCATTGGGTGTAAAAAATATTGATACTATTTTAATGAAACCTCAACCGCCTGCTCCAATGGATCCTGCTTTAGAAAACATTATGGCTTTATCAGGTAAACCTTTTAATGCTTTCCCGGGCCAAGATCATAGAGCACATATGACTTCTCATTTAAATTTTATGGCAACTAACATGGCACAAAACAATCCCATGATTATGGCTGCAATGGAGAAAAATATTATGGAGCATATAAGTCTGATGGCACAAGAACAAATTGAAATAGAGTTTGATGATGAGATCCCTCAAATGCAACAGATGCAACAGATGGCTCAAGCTAATCCACAAGTTGCAGAACAACTTAGACAAATGACTTTACGTATTGAAGCTAGAAAAGCTGTCTTGATTGCTGAAATGATGGAAGAATTTTTAAAAGAAGAGAGAGAAGTTACTTCTGGTTTTGGTGATGACCCAATTGCTAAGTTAAGAGCAAGAGAATTAGATCTTAGAGCACAAGATAACGAACGTAAAAAGGTTGAAGGACAAGAAAGAATCAATCTTGATAAGATGAAAGCTATGATGAATCAACAAAATCAAGAAGATAAGCTTGAACAGAACGAAGACTTGGCAAACCTAAGAGCTGATACATCGATTGAAAAGACAATCTTGGGTAAATCTATCCCAAATGTGGATAAAATGATGCCAAGTGTTGAAATAGAAAAATATGAAGGAGAAAACAGATGAAAAAAACAATGAAAAAAAAGAAAAAATCATTTCCTGATGTCTCTGGAGATGGAAAAATTACGAAAAAAGACATTTTGATGGCTAGAGGCGTAATTCCTAAGAAAAAAATGGCAAAAAAGAAAAAAGTAGGATAAGTTAAAATAAAATAAGGAGAAAACTATGGATAAAAAAGATAAATCTTTTTCACAGTCTGAAATAGGCATTCCTTCTCAAAATATAGAGTTGGATCCAAGATCTTTAACCACTGCAAACGGTATGCCAAGAAATTACATACCAACAGGGGACAAAACTGAGGTCAGAGGAACTAAAAGAATGCTAAAAGACAAAAAGAAAACAGCAACTTGGTACTAACATGTGGTTTTCGGCAATTAAATTAGCCGTTTCTGCTGGAAGTAAAATTTATGCTAACAAGCAGAAAACAAAGATAGCTATGTCAGATGCACAGCTTATGCACGCATCTCGTATGGCTGAAGGAAAAGAAGCTTACCAAGGAAAATTATTAGAAGCACGTCAATCGGACTGGAAGGACGAGGCCGTTTTGATAATTTTAAGTTTGCCCATAGCAATTCTGGCCTGGGCAGTCGTATCAGACGATCCAACAGCGATGGACAAGGTAAAATTGTTTTTTGATATGTTCTCGGAGCTCCCGAAATGGTTCACAAATTTATGGATCCTTGTCGTGGCGAGTATTTATGGTATAAAGGGTACACAAATATTTAAACAAAACGGAGGAAAAAAATAATGGCAAACAATAGATTTAATAAACAAGTCACTCAATCAAGACAAGCTTTGATGAATGGCGGAAGAACAAAAAAAATGGGTGGTGGAATGTCTACTGCTAGAAAAGATATGGCATCTGGTTTTTTCAAAGATGATATGGGTATGAGAGGCGGAGCTATGTATAAAAAAGGTGGTTCTGTTAAAAAGAAGAAACAAGGTTTCAAAGATAGAAAAGATGAATCAATTGCAATGAGAATAAAAAAGAAAAGAACTAAAAAGCAATTAAAAGATTCAGCTAATGAGTCTTATGGTAAGTTTGGTTCTAAAGCTAAAAAATCAGGTAAGATAAATAAATAATGTCTAAGAAAAATATTAAAAAACTTCTTCAACAACTTTCTGGTAAGAAAAAAAAGAAGAAAACTGAAAAGACAGCAAGTGTATCAGCGTTGGAAGGTAGAAAATATTTTTCTAAAGGCTCTGGAGAAAACAATATGGTTAAACAGGCTCAAAGAGATTATAATGGAAGTTACATTTCAGGAGATCTTGGTGGAGTAGAAGTTGGAAACAAATCATATAAAAAATATTACAAAGGATTAATATAATGGCAAAACGTGGTCTTTACGCAAACATACATGCTAAAAAAAAGAGAATCGCTGCAGGTAGTGGTGAGAAGATGAGAAAAGTTGGAGCTAAAGGTGCACCAACAGCAGCTAACTTTAAAAAAGCAGCTAAGACAGCAAAAAAACCTAAAAAGAAGAAGTAGGCATGAGAAAACAGGATAACATGCCTGCAAGAAATAAGAAAAACTTTAGGTCTACAAAATCTGGTGCGGGTATGACAGCTAAAGGTGTAGCTGCTTATAGAAGAGCTAACCCAGGATCAAAATTAAAAACAGCTGTAACAGGTAAAGTTAAAAAAGGATCTAAAGATGCAAACAGACGTAAGTCATATTGTGCAAGATCAGCAGGGCAAATGAAAAAATTTCCTAAGGCTGCTAAAGATCCTAATTCTAGATTAAGACAAGCTAGGAAAAGATGGAAATGTTAGATAAATTTATATATAAATTTTGTAATACTATTGACAATATTACAGATTACATAGATAGTTGGTGTGATGCGAGATACAAAACTATTAGAAACTTTTTCAATAAAAAAAGAAAAAGAAGAAAAACAAAAAAATCTGTTTAAAAACCTTCGTAAAGAAGTTGAGACAGGTGCGAATGGAACACAAGAATATATTATTAAGAAAGGAATAAATAAAGGTAAAATAGCAAATGGACGAAATAAGAATACTGACTAAAATACGAAGAGAACTAAAAGAATCATATCAACAGATTGGTGATGCAATGATTGCCGGCACTGTTGACAATATGGAAAAATATAAGTATATGATGGGACAGGCACACGCCTATTATAAAATATCACAGGATATCTCTAACCTGCTAAACGATAAGGAGCAAAAAGATGAAAAAGGAACAGTTATCAAATTCGGAGACACCAAAGATTAAATATGCTTTGGCTGATAAATACGAAAAAGAAAACAAAGAAATAAAAGACAAAGAACAACAAACCTACGATAGGTTAAAATCAAAAGAATCAGATAAACTACCTCAACCCACTGGTTGGAGAATGTTACTTCTACCATTTAAGATGGGAGAGAAAACTAAAGGTGGTTTAATTTTAGGTCAAGACACTTTAGAAAAACAACAAGTTGCATCCCAATGCGGTTTGGTTTTAGCAATGGGTCCACATTGTTATGACAAAGAAAAATTTCCTGAAGGGCCTTGGTGTAAAAAAGGTGATTGGGTTGTGTTTGCAAGATATGCAGGCAGCCGAATACAAATCGATGGCGGGGAAGTTAGATTGCTAAATGACGATGAAGTTTTAGCAACCATCGAAAACCCTGAAGATATACTTCATCAATATTAACAATCATAGGAGGAACTATGCCAGACACTGATACAGTGAACAAAACAGTTGATATCGATACCTCGGGTCCAGCAATGGACGTCGATGTTGCTGAAGAAAAAGATCTAACAGAAATTGAACAACCGGAAGTAAAAGAAAATCCGGCTGTAAGACCTGTTGTAGATGAAACAGTCCCTGAGGATAAGACTCACGAAAATGAAAGAGAAATAAAACTAAACGATCAGAAAGAACCTAAAGAAGAATTAGAACAATACAGTGATAGTGTACAAAAAAGAATAGCAAAGCTAACTAAAAAGTGGAGAGAAGCTGAACGTCAAAAAGACGAAGCTTTAACTTATGCAGAACGTGTCATTAAAGACAAAAAAAATGCAGAAGAGAAACTTAAAAAAATAGAGCCAGACTTTCTTTCTGTAACTGAACAAGGTATTGATTCAGGTATTGAAGCAGCTAAAGCTAAACTTGCAGCAGCTAGAGAAGCAAATGATCTAGGAGCTGAAGCAGATGCTATGGCAGCTATATCTGAATTTGGATATAAAAAAGCTAAATTGACTGAAACTAAAGCAGCTCAAGAAGCATATGAAAAACAACAGTCAGAAAAAAAAGCTATTCCTGAAGTTAATTTAAGAAGGGAGCAAGCGGCAAAAGGTTCACCTGATCCTAAGGCTGAAGCATGGGCAGAAGATAATTCATGGTTTGGTCAAGACTCAGCTATGACTTACACTGCTTTCGATCTTCATAAAAAACTTACAGAAGTAGAAGGTTTTGACCCAACAACTGACGAGTATTATTCTGAAATAGATAAGAGAATAAGACTTGAATTCCCGCACAAATTTGGTAATACTAATAGTTCGGGGAAAGAAACACGACCTGCCCCGGTACAAACAGTAGCTTCAGCGAAGCGAAGTACTAAATCTGGTCGCAAAACTGTGAGGCTCACACCATCGCAGGTTACAATCGCTAAAAAATTAGGTGTGCCACTCGAAGAGTATGCGAAACAACTAAATATCACGAAGGAGGGATAAAGCATATGGAAAATACAATAGACAAGAAGACCTCACGTGCGAGTCAAACAAGAGAAAATACATCTCATAAAAAAGTTTGGACTCCACCATCACCTTTAGATTCACCACCTGCTCCATCAGGTTTTAAACATAGATGGATTAGAGCTGAGTCAATGGGATTTCAAGATACGAAAAATGTATCTGCCTCGTTAAGAGAAGGATACGAATTAGTTCGTGCCGATGAATACCCAGATACTCAATTTCCAGTTATTGAAGACGGGAAATATTCAGGAGTGATCGGAGTTGGCGGCCTACTGCTCGCTAGGATACCGGAAGAGTTAATTAAGCAGAGACAGCAATATTATGCAAAACAGCATAATGATAAAGTTGAAGCTATGGATAATGATCTCATGAAGGAAGAGCATCCAAGTATGCCTATCGATATTGATAGACAGACTCGTGTAACTTTTGGTGGCTCAAAGAAATCCTAAAAAATTTCCTAACCATTAAAGTTCAATTAAACCCGTACTGGAGGCCCGCAAGGGCAGGTACATTTATAAGGAGGCCTCTATGGCAAATAAAAACGCACCCTTCGGTCTAAGAGCGATCGGAAAAGTGGGTCAAAATAGAGACAACCAAGGTTTAAGTGAATATAGTATCGCTGCGAACAACACGACTACTATTTACTTTCAAGACGCAGTTAAACCTATGGCATCTGGTACTATCCAGCATGCTGCAGCGGGAGACATACTTCTTGGATCACTTAATGGTGTTTTCTACACAGATCCAACTACAAGCAAACCAACGTTTGCAAATCACTATGCACAAGTTAACGCTTCGGACATAGTTGCTTTTGTAAGCGATGACCCATATGAAAGATTCGAAATCCAAACTGATATATCAACTGCTTCAGCGCAGACTGATGTATTCATGAATGCGGATATCGTAGTCACAGCTGGGAACTCAGCTAACAATGTTTCAAAAACACAGTTAGATGACGGAACATTAGCAACAGCTAATGGCCAGTTAAAAATCATAGCGCCATCAACTGACGTGGACAATAGCGATATTGGTTCAGGTTATTTGAATTGGGTTGTGATGATTAACGAACATCAATATAACGCTGCAGTTGCAGGCGTATAATAGTTAGAATAGGAGATAAAAAATGGCTATATCACGAGGACAACTAGTTAAAGAACTAGAACCAGGCCTGAATGCACTATTCGGACTGGAATACAAACGTTATGAGAATCAGCATGCTGAGATATACACAACAGAAACTTCAGACAGAGCGTTTGAAGAAGAAGTTATGTTATCTGGTTTTGCTAATGCTGCAGTTAAACCTGAGGGTTCTGGCGTAACTTTTGACAATGCTCAAGAGACTTACACAGCTAGATACACTATGGAAACTGTTGCGCTAGCGTTCGCAATCACTGAAGAAGCGATTGAGGACAACCTGTATGATAGACTTGCGTCTAGATATACAAAAGCGTTAGCTAGATCTATGGCGAATACTAAACAAATCAAATCAGTAAATCCACTGATCAATGGTTTCGGAGGTGGTTTCACTTCTGGAGATGGTGTACAATTATTTAGTACAGCTCACCCAACGATCGCTGGAACTGTGTCAAATACTTTGGCTACACAGGCTGACCTTAACGAAACTTCATTGGAGCAGTCTTTAATTGACATCGCTGCAATGACTGACGAAAGAGGTCTTAAAATTGCTGCTAGAGGAATGAAAATGATCGTTCCTTCTGAGCTTCAATTCCAAGCTGAAAGACTTATGAAGTCTCAAGGTAGAACTGGCACTGCTGATAACGATATCAATGCAATCGTTTCTATGGGAATGGTTCCTCAAGGTTACAGAGTGAACAATTTCTTAACTGATCCTAATGCGTACTTCTTCATTACTGATGTTCCTAACGGAATGAAGTATTTTGAAAGAACACCTATTAGAACAGCTATGGAAGGTGATTTTGATACTGGAAACGTAAGATACAAAGCTAGAGAAAGATACAGATTTGGTGTATCTGACTATAGAGGTATCTTCGGATCTTCAGGAGCAAGTTAATCGTAAAAATTTGAGGCGGGCTTTGGTCCGCCTCACTTTAAAAATTAGAAAGATAGAATGAGTAATGTATTTTTTATTGATAATGTTTTGCCTGTAGATTTAATTCTACAAATTAAAAACTATGTTAATAAAGAACAACCTGATCATACTAATCATAATCGTTGGGATCAAGTAATTGTACAAGATTCTGCTCGTGTAGATGTTTTTCCTTTAAATCATACTCCTTTTTATAAAAATATTATAAAGTGTTATGGTGATTATACTGATCTTAAAAAACATCCTGAAATTTATGTAAATTATTATAAATGGCACCCTGGTAGTTTTATTCCTTTTCATAATGATGGCTTTTATACTTTATCTTCAAGTATTTATTTAAATGAATCTTGGGACAAAAATTATGGAGGATTGTTTTTATATGAAAAAGGTAAAGATTTAAAAGCGTATGTTCCTAAATATAATTCTGCTGTAATTAATAATAAAAAAATACCTCATGGGACATCAATTAGTAGTCCAACCTCTCCAATAAGAGAAACAATACAAATATTTTTTAAATGACACAGTTTAGACACAATTACAAATTAGAAAGGTAAAAATGACAAAATTTCTTGTAAATATCTGGGCTTATTATCATCACGCTAAATTTACTGTTGAGTGTGAAGATGATCCAATTTCTCTAGAAAATGCTGTACTTGACAAGTTAGGAGAAAAAAGTATAGTTTGGGAAAATCTTGGAGTATCTTATGATAACAAGATTAACAGAATAACTTATGAGGAAGTTATCGATGGAAAAAATGATGCAACACTTAAACGACCTTTACAAGCAAAAGAGGGGTCTGGACTTACAGTGGGAGCAAGAGCATCTTAAAGAGGGTAGATATACTCTCAATATGGTTAAAATAGATCGAAAAGTTAGAGATGTTTTAAGTCATATTAAGATGGCAGAAGCGCAAAGAGAACACATGCGTAATAAAGTTGAAGACTCTGCTCCGCAAGTTTCCGTAGCTACTTAATCAAAAAGCTACATCGTTGGAAAAATCCACTCCACACTGCAGGATCTCTTGCACTCTACTCAAAACTAGTGTATAAAAAAACCACTGTATAATTTAATTAGTTTACATAGACGCGTACAGTCGACGGCCTAGAGACTATGTAGACGGAAACTAGGAGAATAATACTATGGCAAATACTACGTTTTCAGGACCGGTCATTTCTAAAAATGGCTTTATAGGTACTGGACCAGGTTCAACTGTAGCATTAACAGCTAATACTTCATTAACTGTAAATGCTCACGCAGGAAGAATCTTATTAACACAAGACGCGGATGGTATCTTTACTTTACCATCAATCAATGCAAATGCTAATGGAGCAAGTGCAGGTGAGACAGACTACAACAATCTAAATAACATTGGTGCAAGTTTTTACTTTTATGTAGACTTAACTGCAACTGATGTTCAAATCGTAACTGACGGAACTGACAAGTTCACAGGTGCAGCTATGATCGCAGTGGATGATGGAGCTAAAAAAGCTTTCTTCCCTGCTGCATCTAATGATGTTCTTTCTATGAATGGAACAACTACAGGTGGGATCGTTGGATCTGTAATTCAAGTTACAGCGTTAGAAACTGCTCAATACTTGGTACACAATACTTTGATTTTAGGATCAGGAACTATTGTTACACCATTTAGTGATAGTTAATAAATAATTAGTGTGGGGCTTCGGCCCCACATATAAATTTTAAGGAGAAAAATTATGTCAACATTCGGATCA